CCCGAACGAAATTGTGGAACTACAGGAACAGCAAGTGTTCTTATAGGACATAATAGTAAAACTAATAACCAAAGTCTAGTCAATCGTAATACGAACAGTAGTAGAGCCAATACAGCTAGTACCTGACCCTCCAGCCGTGCAGGTATGAATTCCTGAGCTAACACTCGTAAGGGCAAGATTTCCAGCAGTCCCTCCAGAAATTACTGTGGTTTGTCCACCAAGCACAGGTAGACTTGCAATACCGCTAGAAGGAGTAATTGCAGATTGTGTTACATCTCCAGCTTGATATGATTCCGATAGTGAGAATGCTGAACCAGCAGTTGTGACCGATTTATTTGTATTTACTAAAGCTGGTACTCCATTACTTAAGCTACCAAGATTCAATCCACCGATTCCATTTGTAACCACACTATCTCCTGTTCCTGTAGATGTAGTAATATTGTTTCCGCTTATGCTGTAGCTTGATGGGGCTGCATTTGTAATTACATAAGGCGAGTCTATAGAAATTTGTGCAGAGGTCACAAATTCTTGTTTTATGTCCGCAAAAGCAGCCGAAGGTAAAAATAGAAGTAAAGCAAACAGTTTTTTCATTTGATTCCTACTTTGTTTTTACTATTATCCACTATTTTAGGGTTATTACTGTTATTTTGACCACTTTTCTTGTTTCCTACGCTTATTCCATAAGAGCCTAAGACCCCCGAAACTAAGCCGGCCGTGAACGCTCCATCAATTCTTACTCGACCCATGTATCCCAAAGTCATCATTGATAAACTCCAAGTTAAAATCAGAAATCTGATCGCATGACCGAAGAGTTCACCCCATTCAATACCTTCTTTTTCTTCTTTCTCTTCAGCCATAAAAGTTAAGATTCTTGTCCAATACTAGCATTTTAGCTATGTTTGGGAAGTAACACATATTTATTCCATGTATAAGATTCTAAAACCAATCTTAATGACCTTTTTAACAACAACTGCTGTTAAAAGGTTAGTAGTTGATTTATTAAAATCAATTGCAAAGCAAACTACAAATACACTTGATGATAAAGCGGTTGAAATTTTAGAAAAACAACTTTTTCCCTAACATGAAAATTACTAAATTTCTCAACATAGATATTGAGCCAGCTCCCCCAGAAATGGAATTAGAGATTGAAATGCAGTGTAGAGAAATTATGAAAGCTAATGATTTAGATAATGTAAAAAGATATTGCACTCATATGGTTAGAAAAAAATTTGATCAAGATATTTTTATGGCTTCTTTATTGAACAGACTTATAGAATTGGAAGCCGAAAGAGTTGTTCAGCAAATGAGAAAAGAAAAGAAAAAACCAACTAATCCTATTAAGAAGTTTTTTCGTATTCGTTGATTTCTTCATCAGTAAAATCTCTGATAAATAATTTATCTATCTTGTCAATTTCATAATTATATTTAAGAATTGCAGTTCTTATATGCTCTGTAACCCAACGACCTTCATCATAAACTACTTGTGCTTTACCATTTTCTTTAATGAAAACATAATGATCCTGACCTTTCATTTGTATCTCTAAAAAATTTTTTTCAAGATTTTTACGTCTTATCTGTTTAAGTTTGCGTAATTTTTCAACTGATTTTCTAACTGGTTTCATTTGAAATAAAGATCATGAACACGTTGAAGTGGGATTGCAGCTACAGCTGGAACAATACTATTGCCTAGGGCTTTAGTTCTGTCCACCCGATTGGATAACCCATAACTTCCTCTAGGAAGTATGGGCTTACTGACATATGATCGCCAGTTTGGGTCAAGACGTCTGGTATGTTTCGCTGACCATATTCCTGATTCCATTTTACTGAGGATCTTCCTTTGTAATCCCTCGCTGTTGGAGTCGGTAACATTCCCCTTAGATGATCGAACAATTCTACTGTCTGAGGATTCACTGCTTCCCGAAGATTCGCTAACCTGGTTCTGCCCTTTCTGTGAACTTGAGTCTGTTTCATCATTGACCTCATTGATCGAGGAGGAAGATGATCCATAGTCGTTGGTGTAGGCAACGCACCACCACCTTGAACGTCTGTGGGCTGCTCCCAGTGAACTTGCAGATATAATTGACCATTCTGCATCGTACCCTGCTTCGGAAAGCTCTCCGAGAACGATGTCCAATCCGTTATTAAGGATCGCTGCCACGTTTTCCATGACAACGAACTTTGGTCGTACCAGGCGTATGACTCTGATGAGTTCGTAAAATAAACCTGATCTGGATTGGTCTGTAATTCCTTCTCTTCTTCCTGCAACACTGATATCTTGGCAGGGGAAACCTCCTGTGATGACATCATATTGTCCAGGGTAAGCTGTGAAGGTTTTGATATCGTCATGGCAGGGAACTTTGGGAAAATGTTTTTTTAAAACTTTTTGACAGAAGGGATCAATCTCTACGAATTGAGTGGTTTCAAATCCTCCGACAAGTTCATGTGCAGCATAAGAGAAACCACCGATACCTGCAAAAGTATCAAGAATTTTTAAAGTTTCTATCAAAATGCCATTTGATTTAGATCAGGGGCATCTTCGACTTTTTGTGGATTAATATTGCCATATACTCCGTATGGTCCTTCCATCGCTTTACTGTAGATTTGTATACATTGAGTTTTAATTTCTTTTCTTTGTTTGAAATCATAAACTTTTTTCTCCGATGCTTTTGTATTAACGAGGTTTTTTAAATGATCTATTAAATGTGTAACAGATTCAACTGGAATTGTTAAACCCAACACTTCTTTTTCTGGATCGAATCTATCTGTTCCTATAGACCATTTGATAGGAAGAGGTAGAGCTGGATTGAATTGAGAATTAGTCATTGAAATAATTTTGAAGAATTTTTTTAATAAATTGATTGGGAGGAACATTATTGTCTTTGCAATATGTTCTTATTTGTTTTGCAAGAAGATCATCTGTACGAATTGAAAAGATGTTTCTGTTGTAATCTTTATGGCGATCTAGCTTGCGTTCGTGAAGTTGATCTAGAACTTGTTTCCCTGCAAATTCCGCTTCTTCCTGAGTCATAGAGTTGAATCAATTTCATTTATTAGAAGTGTAAGGAACTGACCTTGTTCCGCAGTTCTTATGTCAGCAGGGCCAATTGTTTCAGTAGTAATGCCATACTGTTTTTTAAATTTATTTATAACTCCATCCTTTAAAGTAGGATACTTTTCTGCAAGATTCATCATTTTGCCTACGACAGCTTCTAAAGCAGGTTGTGCTATAGGTTTACCATAGTTCTTATCTTCAATAGATTCAACAGGTTCGGGTTTTTGATTAGGTTTATCAGGAGTTCTTGTAATACCATCCTTTGTTTCTTTTTGTTCTTGATCTAATTCCTTAACTTCAACTCTTGCCCAAAGTTCAAAGGCATCTCCAAAAGAATAACAAGCACAAGCACATAAACATCTTCGATGAGAATTTTGAATATCATTAGCAGATATTTTTTCGTAAGAAATTGGTTTATTTGCTCCTTCCGTAATCGCATAAGGATACAAAGGTAGCTTGATTCCTGTTATCACGTTTTGGAAATAACCCATCAGTAGACCTGTATTATTGGGAGTTTTCCAAACAAAGTCTCCTTCAGAATTTGGTTGCAATGCGAAATACCAGTTAGGTGCATTTTCTCTGATTCGTTGTGCTGTCTTTGCCCAAGCACTATAGTCAAACTTTCCTTTTTTATAAAGATCACCAGTAGTTAAGATCCCTCCCAAATTAGGAATGATATCAGTTTCAACTGGAGGCAGTTCAGTTTCTGTGGTCATGTTTAATTAGTATTAGTAAACTATTAGTATACTAATCGTAAATACAGGATATTGCAATATATGCACCAGGCAATTCATCTTTATTGATATATCTTTTTTTTGTATTAAGTTCAACAACGAGTGAATCATCTTCCAAAACACTTCCTCCCGCACTTACAGATAATCCATCCAAAGTTGATCTGGAAAGTTTATCGATGTCTCCATTACCTCTACTTATGCAATATTTAGGTGCTGAAGGTTTTAACACATCTGCATTCTTTCCTGTTCCAAAATGTGATTTAGGTCTGGGAAAAACAAACTCTATATCTGCTCTGACAGGTAGATTCAATGCTCCACTGTTATAGCATTCAAGTGCAGCTTCCTTAACATCAGTTCTCCAAGGTTTTACCTTCTTAGATGCTTCTATCATCGCACCCCATCTTGTTAAGGTTTTAGATCCTTGAGGTGCAGGGATTCCTACTACCCTTATTGTTATTTCATTCATGCTGCGTTTCCTAGTACAAAAACTGGTTGATACCATCGCATTTTACGCTCCTTACGTTTAGCTCCTTTTAATACTGTATGCCAATGACCTCTTCGCCAATGTGGTCTTAACTTTCTTTTATTTCCAGCTAC